GAGGCTTCGACCCAAAAGCCTTTGGTTTCGACCAAGGCTTTCGAAAAGGGCGAGGCAAAGCGTGCCAAGGCTGATGCCAAGGCAAAGCCCGTCAAGGCGTAATACTTCAGTAGGGTGCGGCACAATGCCGCACCCTATTTTTCTGTGTGCATCGCACCATTTTCTTCGTAATTTTCTTGCTTTATTCAGGCCAAAGTCGCAACAATCTATCAACGGAAAAAGACAGTCATTCCGTCCCCGAGTCCTATAAACCAACCTCATACAATGATGACTCATACCACCTTTTGATGAGACGATGACAAACTCCCCTACCCCCTTACCTCCGCAACCAAGGCCCCCGCTCCTACCTCCACCCTGTCCCCTTTTCCTTGTCAATATACCACTCTACGCAATCCCGAATAAACATATTCAGGTTAATTCTCCTACCATACTTAATCTTACCCTTATCCCTAAGCAGGTTTATCTGTTGCAATAATCTTGGATATATCCACACCTCAACAGGCGTGTAAACATCACTGTGTGACCTATATGGTCTACATTTCTTACTCATTCGAGGTTCCCCCCATACACAATTTTGATCCGTCTTTCACATTGAACCCAGCCTTCTTTAAAAGATTCCCTTGCCATAGCTATCATTTCCGGTGACAATTCCTCTGTATCTTTCAAGAGCTTGATATAAATGTTGCACTCCTCTATCATTTCATCTGGTCTAGGTATCTGAGCCATAAGCACCTCCAGGCTGCTGATCCTGCAGAGCAGTAGCCAATCTAAAAGACAGTGTACAAGGTGTACAAAGTGTACATCCGTAATTACTTTACACTATGGAGACTGGGAACACAATAGCGAAGCGCCAGTGCCCAAGGTGAAAGGAGAAAAACCCCTTGTCACTGGCTGCGGACTGTTATTTTCATGCCACCATCACCTGTCCGCTGGACGATGTCTGGACTACCCGGCTCACCGGTCCTTCCAGCTAGGAAACTTCTTATTATCTTCCGACTCCCATGCTTCCTCGATAGATCCGGGAGCCAAGAACTCGCCGCCACCTATCGGGCGGCAGACCGTACACACGATCTCCATACCTCCCCACTTCTTCATGGCCTCCTGCCCAGACGGATAGATCCCTACAACTTCACCGCAGCGGCCACACTTCCCGGTAGTCATCCGCGGGTGGACGCGCTTCATGTCTGCCAGCCGCATCGTAATCAATGTGTTCATTCTCCCTCCTACCTTTTCATTATCCTTGCCATAAGGTTCCTCACGGACAACCATTCCAGGACGTGGGGCACTATGTCTTTTATAGCATGTTTCTTAGAGTCTTCGACAGCAATCATACCCGCAAGTTCTTCTGGAGAAAATGAGTCAATCTGCTGTCCATGGCCTCTGCTTTGAATACGGTTGAGGTAACGAAACACAATATCCCTGAGAGTTAGTTCACCCATGCTCTTTCCACTTCTCTTCTTTGGCATAGAACAATACAGCATCTCCATAGTTGGAGACCCAGAGACAACGCGGCACATCGATGCAGAGACAAGCCTGACAACCATGGTAGAACATATGTTCGGCCTGTTTCATATCGAATACAACGGCATAGCCAGCTTCGGGTGAATAGACTGGGTTCATTTAAATAAATCTCCAGGCTGGCGACACGGAAGCATGTAGCTCTTCGGGTCATCCGCCCTCCCCGCCGCTGTGATCATCGCTGTGGTCTTGCAGTCTGGACACTCGATGTACCAGAGACCGACGCACTCCGCGGGGTAGGGGAGCTCGACCAGACACGCTGGTCGAGTTCCACTATCTATCGCCATCCCCTCCGGGTACTGCGGGTTCGGTGCCACCGTTGGTTTCCGGTGCCGACTCAGCCACTCCACTCGCATGTGCTTGTCCATCCCACACCTCTACTCCTTCCGGCTCCAGCGGTGTGACCCGTGGGTCTACCTCTACGTTCCCTGGAACTATGTTCACGATCTGCATCATACCGAACCTTGGGTCGGGAGAATAATATTTCTTCCGAGCCAAGACCCATGCGTCGTCAATGTTTTCCGCTTCGATCACATCTCCTGTTCTGGTTTCTGGAACCAGCCTATCAGGGTTATTTCGCCCGCTCTTGGCCTCGATCATATGGTCCACAATAATCGTAAACTCAGCCATCACTCTTCTCCTTCTCCTAGAACCTCAGTCTTAGTTCTACGTACAATCATACACTCGACAATAGTCCCGTCCCAGAGGTGAACACGATATAAACCGTCTTCACCACCACTCCTATACTTTTCCCGGCTATCAAAGAGATTGATGCCTAGATGCCGACGCGCCGCCGCACAGGCCGAGCGTACTGAATGTGACTTAACTCTTACTATGCTCATGATGCTCACTTACCACACTAGATACATAAAATGCTTAACAGCTCTCATCTCACGTTGTGTCTTTGCCAAATATGTGCCATTATGATGGCATTTCGGGGGCACTCCATGGTAGATCGCCTATTCTGGGGAATAGTTCTCTTTGGACTGACAATGTTCATGGCCGGGTTCTTCTTTGGCGCGGCCACGTTCGCTGGAGCATTCTGCAACCTCATTTCGTGATTCGCTTACGTGATGTGGTACTCTCGGCAGCTTTGGCTCGCTCTCTTCTGATGGTACTCTTCGACTGCATGGCTCGCTTAGATCCTCTGGTACTCTTCAGTGTATTGGCTCGCTCATACCGCATGGTACTCTCCTGGTGGGTGGCTCGCTCCCGGATCTTGGTACTCTTAGTATCGATGGCTCGCTCGCAAAATGTGGTACTCTCGCGCTATGTGGCTCGCTCAATTATCCTGGTACTCTTCAGTGATCTGGCTCGCTCATTTGGCTCGCTCGCTTCATTTGGTACTCTTATAGGAAGTGGCTCGCTCCTTACGCTGGTACTCTCCCTTTGCGTGGCTCGCTCGCACCTTATGGCACTCTCATAGCTTGGCTCGCTCCTTGTTTGTGGTGCTCTCAAAGCCGGTGGCTCGCTCTTTCATTATGATACTATCCGCATTGATGGCTCGCTCCTAGAGATTGGTACTCTTCCACTGCATGGCTCGCTCCAATCCCGTGGTACTCTCCAGAGAAATGGCTCGCTCTTCATGCCTGGAACTCTTCCATTTGCTGGCTCGCTCAATTACTTTGGTACTCTTCACAAACTTGGCTCGCTTGCGCACTTTGGTACTCTTACGGGGCGTGGCTCGCTTTCCTTGTCTGGTACTCTTCCTACTGCTGGCTCACTCTTTTGACATGGTACTCTCGGCTTTATTGGCTCGCTTCGTGATTGTGGTACTCTCCGAGGGCATGGCTCGCTCTGCAACTTTGGTGCTCTCTTTCTCCGTGGCTCGCTCCACATTAATGGTACTCTTCTGATGCATGGCTCGCTCCCTAACTATGGTACTCTCAACTATGATGGCTTTAGTGCTTCAGCTAACCCCGGCACCACGTCCAAGTTCGGTGGCGAGATCATGTGAGTGTGGTTCATGTGCGCAATCGCATATGGCTTGGGAGCCACCTTCTGGAACTTGACCCAATACCAGACCATATGCAAGTGAGCCAGAAACAATTTCACGGCATACCTACGAGCTTGTGCATCGACATGGGCTGGAGGTAACTTCCCTTCACTGTATGCTTTAAACGCATCGGTCTTTTTGTCAAACTTTTTGCTCTGTAAAATCTGAGCACTTCGCTCTGCGTTCAGCCCGCCATCGTTGCGGGCTATTTCATAAGTCTTGCGTAGACGGTAGACTTGTCCGTAAACGCATTCCTCGTTGTTACTGAACTTCATGAAGCTTTGGCCGGTTTTCCAGCACAGGGTTTTCAGGCTGGCGTTCCATGGCCTCTTGGTTCCTTTCTCCCACTTGCTGGTGGGGTCCAATCCGGCATAGCGCCAGATGTGTCCTACCGTGGGCGCTTGCTCTATGTCGATGTGTGCCAGCAGTCCAGCCGCGATAACCGGACCAATGCCGAACAGGCTCTTTAACCATTCACCCACTGGATGGCCGTCACTATAGCTATCCAGTGCCCGTTTGATTTGGTTTTCTAGAGTTTCGTTCTGATCGGCAAACCAAGCAATCACGGTGTGTGGTTCTGCTTTCATAGCCAGGATTTGATTATTGGTTCGCTTCCTGGCTTCCTGCATCAGATAGTAAGCGTCGACGAGGTAACGCGCCTCGTCATCACTTAGTGTAACTGAAGCCCGAACCAAATCGCGCGTCAGTCGTGTAACTGCGGGTGTATCCATTTATCCTCCTTTGTACCCAATATACTTTACACTAATCCACACGTTGGAGCAAGCTAAGGTTTCTCCTCCCGAGCCTTCTTTGCGCAAGCTTCAATGTAATCACCAAATGCTTTGAGGACTTTTGGCTCTAGTGCCACGAAGTGGTCACCTCCATCACGGGGTGCCCGCAGCCAGAAGCTGAAGCCGTCAAACGAGGCATAGAGCCCGTCGCCCAAATACGTTTCGTTTTCAAATGCTTCGCTCATTCCTCCTCCTGCTCGTGCAGTTCCTCAACTATTCTTCTGAATGTATCCATTACTGATTTATTCCCCGGCACATGGCAATAGAAGTCATGTGCAATCTTCCGTGCTGTCTTCCGATCCACATATTTCAATAGGACCGTTATGATCTTCGATACCGTCTGGTGGCTTGCGACCATTGTTCCCCGCTCTCCCATTTAATTCCAATTCCCTCTCTTTAGCTTCTGCTTTTGATAGTATTCTTCGTATCCAATAAGACTTATATGTCTTTTTGGTCATTTTTACTTGTTAGCTCCTTGCTTCATTACCCCCACCTGTGGTATGTGTCCTTTGACGCCTTGAGCAGACGCAGTGCCCTGAGCCACGCTTGCTCCCCCTTAGATTCCTGCACAAGCAGGGATAGTTGGGGCGAACGCTTCCATGGTTGCCAAAACACCCTCACCAGAGATCCTCGGGCCAGAGCCGGACCATGAGTACAATAACCCAGATCTTAGCGATCTTGAGTGGTTACACGCTGTACGCAATGACCGGAAGATGCCCATGTCCGTGCGCATCGACGCCGCGAAAGCGGCTGCGGTGTATGCACATCCACGTCTAGCACAAGTCAACCAAGACATGACCGTTGGTGCCACCATTCGCATTGAAGGAGGCCTTCCACAACTTCCTGGTACTAACATCATTATGCCCCAGACACCAAACCAGAAGACAACTAACGGATCCGGCGGCCCAACGGAGTAACGTCACGCATCGGCCTTTCGTCATCAACTATATTTATATTGATGATAAAAGGTGATGCCTCTTCCTCTATTTGCTGTTGACGCGGTTCTAGTAACCAGACGACGAGCTTACATATCCCGGCAAGTATCCGGCATATCAAGTTCAACGCTAGGGCTATCAACCCTAGCGTGAAAAGCCCTAGCGTGATAGCAGCCAACCCAAAGAACAAGATTAAGATCATATTGCCCCGCTTGTTCTGGCCCGGAAGATGGCGTCACAGAGCCGGAAACGTAGTGGCTCCATTATTCGACTAAGTTCTTCTAGGTCCATATAATGTTCATAGTTGGCAGGAACTGCTTTCATGACGCTATTCATAACGCGCCCAATGCAATTCTCGGAGAGGTATATTGCCTCTTCCTCAGTCAGTTCTATTTCTATTTTCACTTTGTAACTCCTTTCGCCGCCCCGTGCGGTGTAAAGTATATTACCCTAATGAAGCGTGGATTGCAACCTTGAGGTTAGTCCATCATGGCAAAGAAACCGACTACAGAATCAGAACCAGAGGTTGAAGAGACCGTAGAAGCTGCTTCTCCTGTGGAATCGCAAGCTCCGCCTCCTGTCGAAGAGTACAAACCAGTCGCGGATTTTGTGCGGGTAGAATCAGCTCCACCTCCTCCGAAGATAAAGCTCACGCGCGCGAGTCATGCCTACTATAAAAGAATGCGTGGACTTCTGCGAGGCATGGGTCGTCGGGTATGATGTATGAATGCTCCGTGGCTACCACAGAGAAGTGAAAGAATAATCTCCCTGCCCCAACTACATCCGGGGCAGGTTGATGCTTTTAACTTGCCGGCTCGGTTTCGCGCACTCCGGTGCGGGCGTCGTTGGGGTAAAACCGCATTTCTTAAAACTATCGCCTGTGACTTTGCCGCCAAGGGAGCACAAGTCGGGTGGTTTGTTCCTAACTACCGATATGCGAGCGAAGCTTACGGTGAAAATGAGGTCACCTTAGAGCAGACAATTAAGTCCAGCTCTCGAAATATGGGAATCATTCATACGACCACGGGCGGTCGTATTGAACTTTGGACCTTGGAGGATGAGAAAGCTGGGCGTTCGCGTCGCTATCATCTGGTCATCATTGACGAGGCCGCATTCACCAAGGTTAATGCTATTGCGATTTGGGAGAAAGCAATCCGGCCCACGCTTCTCGACTTTCGTGGGGCCGCGATCATTGCCTCTAATACAAATGGGATCAACGAAGATAACCTGTTTTGGCGTATCTGTAACTTACCGGAATATGGATTTATCGAGTATCACGCCCCTTCTCATTCTAATCCGTTTCTCCCGCCAGATGAGTTAGAACGCCTAGAACGTGACAACCATCCGCTCGTATATGCACAAGAATATTTAGCTGAATTTGTTGATTGGGCAGGTCAGGCATTCTTTAGCCTCGACAACATGCTTACTGAAGGCAAGCCGGAACCATTCCCCCATAGGAGCCTATACGTCTTTGCTACTATGGACACGGCGGTCAAAACCGGGAAGGAAAACGACGGCACGGGTGTTATCTATTGGGCATATGAAAAGTTAGGCGATGAGCACTGGCTCAAAATCATTGATTACGAATATCTGCAAATTGAAGGTAGTATGCTCGAAATGTGGCTTCCCGTCGTGTATAGAAATTTGGACGAGTATGCCGCTGCGTGTGGAGCCCGTCTGGGATCACGAGGCTGTTTCATTGAAGACAAAGGAAGTGGTTCCATTCTATTACAGCAAGCCAAACGCAAGAACCTCCCGGCTAACGAACTCCCGCAAAAGCTCACGCAATTGGGCAAAGCAGAACGAGCAATTAACGTTTCCGGCTATGTGTTTCAGAAGAGAGTGAAGATTCTAAAAACGGCTTATGATAGAATCATCACCTTTAAACAGGTCACCAAGAACCATCTTCTTGGACAGGTTATGGGTTTTCGTGTAGGTGATGTAGAAGATAGACAAGATGACCTGCTCGATTGCTTCGCGTATGGCGTGGCAATAGGTCTCGGAAATTATGAAGGATATTGAACCATGGCCCATGGAACTCTTCCCATAACAGGAGCCTCAGTAGGGACAGTAATCGATAACCTTGCTGGGAATATTACCCAGATTCTTTTTACAGCATCACCAACTTCTTATGAGGTGCCAACATTTGATCCTGGCTCAGGATTACCAACGAGCGGCTACATCTGTATCGTGGATAATGCTGTGACTCCTCCTCGTGTGCTCTTTAGCCATAACGGGCATATCAACGGCGCGACTTCTCCGCACGCTAGTCATAAGGTGAGCGCTTACAACATTCCTTTCTCGAGTTTGTATGTTCAGTCGTGCCCTAAAGGAGCAACGTACTCGGTCACAACAGCATGAAAAAAGCAAAGAAGAAAATAACAAAGAAGCGAACAGCTAAACCCAAAGCACAAATCCCTGCGTCTTGGGAATATTTTGTAGATGAATTGCTTATATCAACGAAGACTGAGGACGTACAAAATAGATTTGATGAGTTGGGTAAGGCCGGTTGGCAGCTTCTTTTCATAGGTCCTTATGGTGATCCTCAAAATCATGTAAGAATATATTGGATGCGACCGGGTGCGGCTATGGAGAAAACACCATGAGGTGGATATTGGTAGTGTTTATCCTATTTTCCATGATGGGTGTGGCACAGAGCCAATTTCCTCCTCAATCCGGCTATGGAGGTTATGATCGTGGTTATTATGGTTATCCTGACCGCGATCGTGGTTATTATGGTGATCGTGGTAGATATGGCGATGAACGATATCGTTATAGGGAACGTCGACGTCACTGTGCTTATGTTGCAGGAGTGAGGGTCTGCCAATGATGGTAAAGCCAGAACGGTTGGAACAGCCAGAAGTAACACCTCTAGCTGCAAACACTGTCACATCTGCTAGTGTTGGGACACTCCTAAAGAGCGGTGCTGGGACAATCACCGCGTTTACGATGAATCAACCAACATCTGCGTCTGTAGATGATTCAACTCCATTGACACTAGTTGATCCGACTACCTTGGGAGTTGGAACTGCGGCAATCGCAGCGGGCGGCACGACCGGTGTGGCGGGAACGGCTGTCTATCAAGTCAGTGGAGGTACAGGTACTCCAGCACAATTCAATGTTACTGTCGCGGGTGGTGCTATTACGGCAATCGGTAGCCCCGTGAATCCGGGCAGCTATACGGTATTCCCAACATCCCCGGCAGCATTAACCTATGTTTCTGGTACTGGCTCGGGTGTGGCGGGCGCAACCGTCAATCTCACACCAACTCCTAACGGTTTTGCTCGTACCATATACTCTGCAAGTCTGAGAGCGCTGGCTTGTGAATATGAGCCTAGACCCGGAATTGCGTTGACTCCAGGTTTAACTGCTCCGACTTGGCCAAAGAGTATTTGTCCAACGACTGTCATACCTTCATTTACGAACGGGTGTTTTGTTCAAAGTTGCCCTGCAAATATGACATTTACGGTCACCTGCTAAATGGCATCAATTCCAGCATCTGGTATTAATACGACACCCGGCAATGCTCTTCAAGAGTTGCTGGTCGCCCCAGATATCGTTCCAGGTGATGTGGTTTCTTACGAAACTTGTAAGGAAATCTATCTTTATCACCCATTAGGTGCTCGTATTGTTGAGGGGCCAGTATCACTCGCACTGAGTCAAAAACGTGAAATTAAGGTTCCTGATAGCCCGGCTGAACACTGCGTTGATGCATTTAATGACGAATGGAAAAACTTGGGTGGTGATTTCCTTGTTCATAATCTCCTTACTGTTAGTCGGATCTATGGCGTTGCTTCTATTGCGCTTTTGATAGATGGGGTGAAGAGCAATGAGCCAATTGATTACTGGGATCTCCCTGAGCTTAATATTAGTTTCAACATCTTGGATCCTCTTAATACTGCTGGTAGCCTTGTTCTAAATCAAAATCCAAATGCAATGGATTTTATGAAGTATACTCAAATTGCGGTGGCAGGGACTGCCTACCATCCTTCGCGTTCTGTTACGGTGACGAATGAAAAGCCAATATATCTGGGCTATTCAACTTCTGCGTTTGGTTTTGTGGGTCGTAGTGCTTATCAGCGTGCTTTCTATCCGCTTAAATCCTACATCAAAAGTCTCATCGCAGATGACTTAGTTGAAACCAAAGTCGGAGTCCTTGTTGCCAAGATAAAGCAACCGGGCAACTTTGTTGATAATATCATGTCATGGGCCGCTGGCTTCAAACGCGCACTTGTTAAAGAAGCAGAAACCGGCAATGTTCTTAATATCACCCCAGAGGAAGAGATAGAATCTCTAAACATGCAGAATTTGGAAGGTCCGCATGTCCTCGCTCGGCGGAATATCCTCGAAAATATCGCGAATGCCGTTGATATGCCGGTTAAACTTCTTACGCAGGAGAGTTTCGCGGAAGGTTTTGGTGAAGGGTCGGAGGATGCGAAGGCGGTTGCACGTTACATGGATCGGTTAAGAGAAACAATGGATCCTGTTTATAAGTTCCTTGATCGTGTTGTCATGCATCGTGCCTGGACCCCGGAATTTTATAAGAGTTTGAGGAAGAAATTCCCAGAAAAATATGCTGATACTACTTATAAAGAAGCCTTTTATGAATGGGTGAATTCTTATCAGGCGGTTTGGCCTTCATACTTGCGGGAGCCCGACTCTGAACAAGTAAAGGTTGATGACACCAAAATGAAGGCAGCTATATCGATTTACCAGATTTTGGAATTTAGTTTTGATCCAGAGAACAAGGCACGGTTAATTCAATGGATTGCTGATGCAGTTACGAACAATAAGCTTCTGTATTCTAGCCCATTGACTCTAGATTACAAAACACTGCTCTTGCAGTTAAAACGAGATGATGAAATGGCAATGGAGCAGAAACAGGCGGGTATAGACCCGGCTGAGGATGCGCGTCCTGAGATTCCTAAAGTTAAGATGTCACGTGCTGACTCTTCAGTTATCAAGCTCATAGAGCACTTAAAAGATGCCGCTCCGAAGTGAAGTTGCAAAGTCGTTAAGTTATTTGCGGCAGCGATACAAGGTTTCGGAACGAGATTTGATGTCTTTGGCTAAGAAATTAAATAAACATGATGAAGAACCTGAGGAAAGCTGGGAAGAAATCACAGTCAGATATCTCCGAAACCGGCAGGGAAGATTTACCCGGCAAAATCAAAGGCGGTACAAGTGACTAGTCCAATACAAGTAACAAATGTGATTAGGGCTCGTGTTGCCAATCATCTTTATGTTAATAAGACTCCGTACGTTGATCCAAATGCTACTGCTTCTTCACAGGCGTATCAGAGGAAAGACCGATTTCATTATTCTTGGAAGCCGGATAAAGCTGAAGCGCACAGAATTAAACGATTAAGTAAGGGTTATCTCCGTGCCCCTGACTGAAAAAGGCCAGAAAATTAAAGGTGCTATGGAAAAGACATACGGCCCTGAAAAGGGTGAACAGGTTTTCTATGCCAGTAAGAATAAAGGCAAGATTACGGGTGTTGATACTGTGACTATAAGTAACTCAAGTTGGAAGGCAGAAGTAGCTTTGCCTAGGGAAAAACGATCAGACGATAATCAACATATGGGTTTCACTGGCGCGGGTGTAGAACCTGTTAAGAAGCTGGTGTCTGAGTGTGATGCTTTGACGAAGCGTTTGGATGCATTTGAAGCACGTCAGCATCAGCGGAAACCAGAAAAAGTTAAACCAAGAACCAAGGATTTCATGCAGCCGAGCAACCCGCATCCCAAGGAAATCAAATGACCACACTCACCATAACTGATGCCGATATTGGCACTATTGTACTGAATAATGGTGTGCTGAATAGTGTCCAATTTGAAACTCCCCAAACTGGTGATTACCATGATACTTTCTCATTGGTCGATGACTCCGTCGGCGAAGTTTCTTTATTTACTATACATCCCGCAATCCAATACATTTCTCCCGGTGTGGTCTTCCCAATCAGGACTGCGTATGTGAATTTGACGGTGAAAGATATACCAATTGGCAGTACGTTCATAGTTGACTATACATGATTGTTGCTGCTGGAATTCTATTCAAGTCACCTAATGGCAGAGTTCTCTTTTGCAGGAGGACAGATGGTGAAGGTTGGGCATTCCCGGGCGGGGTCAAAAAAGATCACGAAACGATCGAGCAATGTGCTGTACGTGAATGCATGGAGGAAACGGGATATCGTTCCGGTCACTCTGGTAAACTCCTATGTCGACGTGTTAGAGATGACGTGGACTTTACTACTTTCCAGTACGATTGCGACGATGAATTTATCCCTACATTTAACCACGAACATGATGCTTTTGTATGGGTCGATCCTAACTACGCAGGAAGCTTGAATTTACATCCCGGTTGTATGATTGCTTTGCGTAAACTGAAGGGTATGACGGAACTAGAACTGGCAGAGGCTATTCGTGATGAAGAACTGATATCACCACAGTACATTGAAAATGTCTGTTTGGTTGATATGCGTATTAGTGGGACTGGGTTTTCTTATCGCCCTAAACTAAACGAATGGGTTTTTCGACGTGACACCGTATATCTTACTCCTGAGTTTTTGCAACGTTGCAGCGGGATTCCAATTATTATGGAACATCCAGATACTCAGATTTTGGACTCAGATGAGTTTGCCAAGCGAATTGTGGGAGGCATGTCTCTACCATACATCAAGGGAAATGAGGTTTGGGGAATAGCAAGACTCTATGATAAAGAAGCTATTTCTATGATATCGGATGGAGAATTATCTACCTCTCCTAGTGTTGTTTTCCGTGATCCCAAAGTCAATTACAATGTTGAATTAGAAGATGGTAGTACTCTCTTAGTAGAGGGCAGACCAAGTTTTGTTGACCATTTAGCTATTTGCGAGAAAGGCGTTTGGGACAAAGGTGGTGAGGCTAGTGGTATTCGTATTGATTCTGAGGCTTCTGGTAATCCGCAGGAGCAAGTTGTAACAGCGAAACAAGATCAGAACGATCCTCCGGCACCTAATTTGCCTGTCCCACAAGGTACTGATACACCCGCCCCAGAATTGGAAGGCATCCCTCCCGGTATTTTACAGTTAGCGGATGGTTTGACCAAGTTCGCTGAAAGACTAGATAAGTTTATAGCTAGACGAGATTTAATGGTTCGTTGAAGTGCGGCATAGTGCCGATGTTGAAGCTGCTAACCACAGGAGGTTTACATGGCAGCAAATAGCGGTGGAGCATCGGTAGACTCGATGCTTGCGGATGCGATCAAGAAAATGGATGCACTGGCAGGTCGAATGGATGCTCTTGAGACAGGTGAGGGTAGCAAGAACCCCATCAAAAAGGGTGATTCTGCCAAGGTGGATGATGATGACGACAAGAAGGACGATGCCTTCCCGCCAAAGAAGAAGGACGATGCCGCCAAGGCAAAATCCGACGATGATGACGATGACAAGAAGGACGACGGCATCACACAGGTCAAGAACAAGATCTGTGCAGATGACGACGACGATGACGACAAAAAGTCGGATGCTGCTACCGTCAAGTTTGGTGATGATGGTGAGCTTGAGATTAAGCATGAGCCCGGTGAGGAAAAGAAAAAGGGTGACAGGCGCAAAGATTCTGTCAAGAAGGCTGATGCTGCCAAGAAGTCTGACGCTAAAAAGGCAGACGACGATGACGACGATGACAAGAAGGACGACGCCTTCCCGCCTAAAAAGGCCAAGGATGATGACGACGATGATGACAAAAAGGATGATGCTGCCAAGGCTGATTCCGTTGCGTTGCGTCGCATGATCCAGGATCAGGCCGTAACCATTCGTCGTCTCGAGCAACTTATGAAGCCCAAAAGTGATGATGAGCACGCTGCTTTTGCAGATGCTCAGGCTCGAGCTGATGCAGTCTTCAATGGCTTTGGACAGCGAGCGCCTCGACCTCTTGAGGGCGAAGGTCTTGTTGACTACCGCAAGCGTCTTGCTACGAAACTAAAGAGTTATTCTCCGGCTTGGAAGGGTGTTAAGTTCTCCCAACTCCCGGAAGAAGCCTTTGGCATTGCAGAGACGCAAGTCTATGCTGATGCGGCGCTTGCGGCCTCCAACCCGGCTGACCTCAATCCGGGTGAACTACGAGAGGTTTCGAAGATTGATCCTCGGACCAGTCAGAAAACTATCGTGTTCTAT